AGCACAGTGGAGGCTGGTATAGGCCGGCCGTGAGGCTGATAGGCCGTACAAAAACCGCTGTAAAAAGGAGGATTGGGCTTGCCCTTTCCTCCCCCTATTTCTCTCCGCAGCCGAAGGCTTGCACCTGCCGCAGGCACCGCTATTTCTCAAGCTTGCCACGCCGCAGTAACTCTCTGAACCCCCGGACTTTCCCGGGAATTCTTGACAGACTGAAGAAAGAGCCCGAAGGGCCTTTACTTGACATTCTATGATATGTGCGCGGCCCCTCTTCTGAGAGTTCGTGAATCGGATGAGGAAAAAGGCAGAGAATGCTTGAACGGCGCGCAATCTTTCTATCGTTCTTTCACCACAAAAAACTAGAGTTATGACAACACAGGAAAAATCAACTAACAATTCTTTCGACAAGGTCACTGATCGAATTGGTTCAGATCAAAAGATGAATAAAGGCAGAGCAGTTGTATGGATCGTCTTGATCGTCGCAATTGCGGTCGTTACCATATTTGCTAGTTGTTCTACGTCTCATCGAGTTTCCCAGTCCGCTTCGACCTTTAAGTCGGGCGATACACTTACCACCACTATCATTTATCAGCAAACCGGAAGCTTTAAGAAAAGATAGTCATGGCTGCTCCTTCATTGATCTCACAATTAGGCATGTCGGCCGCCTCTGGAGCTACTTCTTCCTTCGGTAGTGCCGGCGGTTCAGGTCTCGGTAATGCCATTTTCGGCGGTATTGCTGCTAAACGCCAGTGGAAGTACGCCCAAAAACAGATGGCCTTGCAGCAGCAGTATGCTCTTGAACAGATGGCTAAAAGCGCCGAGTATCAGTTGAAACACGACAAATCAATGTTCGATTATGAGAATGCTTACAATGACCCGTCTAAAGTGTTCGAACGCTTCGCCAAGGCTGGTGTCAATCCCGCTGCGGTTCTTGGTCAATCCGGCGCATCTGTTGGTGCTACGATCGGTACGGGTTCCGGTTCGGCACCTTCTGCTGGTGGACCTTCGGCCAGTGGTTCCATCGGTTCAGCTCCCGCTTTCTCAGGTGATCCTACGGCTATTGCTCAGAACGCCCTTATGGACGCTACAAAACAAAAGGCGCAGCAAGATGCTCGTCTTTCCGCCGCGGAAGCCACAAGGATTGAGCGTGAGACACAGGGTTCTTCGTATTATAAGGCCATTGCCGACCTCAATCAGCAGCTTCTCGCTCACAATGTGAATGATGCCAAGTCGATGGCTGCTTACCATGATGCGTTGGCAAGAATTGAGCAGGCTTCGGCCCAGTATGCTGATTTGACCGCCACTTATCAGTTCCAGCAGGTTATTTCTGATTACGCTCGTTCTGTTGAGGAATATCGGCGTCTCAAGGCTCTTAATGATGCTGAAATCCCCGTTATGGAGCAAATGGCAGCCGCCAACCTTGCTCTGACGCTTGCCCAAGCTTTCGCCGCTAATTCCCGCGGTTCGCTTGATCAGGTGCTCGGTGAGCAGGCAAAGATCAATCTTGCGGATCTCGAGAACTGGTTTTCAGTCAATTGGACGACTCCCGTAGATGTCCCCGAAGTGGATGAAAAAGGTCGTCCTACTGGAAAGACTCGGAAGATGACTGGCAAACAAATTCAGGAATACCTCCTCGGCCTTGGTGCCGCGTCGGCCGGTCAGGAACTCCCTGCTAATTGGTTCAATATCAGGTCGCAAAAAAATCAATTCGGTTATTCAATGGCGAAGACTGTGATTGCAGCGGCCGCAGCCGCTGTTGTAACACGCGGGCGTGGCTCCGCCGCGCCCTCCGATTTCATTCAGACGACCTCTCATTCGGACAGATACGGAGAATTTATCGGAGGCACCTCAGTACGAAGGAGTTACATCCCTCGTAAATAAAAAAGTCAAAAAAACTTGCAAAACATTTGGAATATTCGAAATCTCTTTTCATCTTTGTTATACCAAATGTTCAACGTAAAAACCATTTATTATGAAAACTTCAAAGATTGATCCTTTCGTGAACTTTCAGGTTGTTTTGAGAATTATTCCTGAGACGGCTGCTTATTCGGTTACTATAGGCGAGATTCAGGATGATCAGTTTGTTCCAACCGATCGTCGTCCGGAGTCCTGTCCTTGCGATTGGGAAGAAGTCAAAGAAAATCCGCTCGCTCCCGGCCAACTCTATGTAGCTGCCGCCGATCTTCACACGCTTCTTTTCGATATCATGGCGCATTTCGATAATGTCGTTCTTTATCCCAACATGCTAGTTTTTTCCACAAAAGATTATCCGGTAACTTATGAAGCAGCGCAGAAAAAAGACGAAGAATAACGGAAGTCGTCGCGTTGTTCGGCCTCTTTTAGGCAAGGTTCTTTAAAATGGTTGACGACTGGGAGGAGAGAGAGGCATCGCTAAATTGCCAGACCTTTCCTCCTTTTTTTAAATGAAACCTCATGAATTGCATCAATTTGATAATCAACAACAAGCCCGTTCAGCTCATCATTCATGATGACGGACATGAAGGACCTTCTTTTGATGTGATGGCGGTTGTTGGTCGAGGAAGAACTGTTCGGTTCGGTCGTTTCAAGCAGCTTGGTCACGCCCAGCTGTATCGTGAAAAATATGCCTTGTACTACAGACATGTGAAATTTTTCATCTCAAAATCTTTCCTCTGATGTGTACGTCACCTATTTGGATAGCTAATCGTCGATACACCCGAAAAGATCACGATATCTCACTTCCGATGAGCAACTTGGCTCAAAATCCATGGGATGTCGCCCGATTCCGCTTGCTCGTTCCGTGCGGTCAATGCGAGGAATGCCTTAAGGCGCTCCGCAATGACTGGTATGTCAGACTTCGCCAAGAACTGGCGCGTTGTCGCCAGCAGCATGCCGAGGCGTGGTTCGTCACGATCACGATCAATCCTCGTTATTACGACCGGGCGCTCAATGACCCGACATGGTTCATGCGTAAGTGGTTCGAGCGAGTCCGTCACGTCACCGGCCGATCCATCAAGCATGCCTTCTTTCAAGAATTCGGTACCCATGCTCAAACCGGTACCGAACCTCGACTCCATTTCCATGGCTTCCTTTTCGATCCGAAGATGCAGTACAACACACTACGCCGGATCGTTTCGAAATTCGGCTTCGTTTGGCTTTGTCAAGCCACTTCCAAGCGAGCTCGATATTGCGTTAAGTACGTTGTAAAAAACTTAAACACAGATGGTTATGATATTCCTGACAAACTCCGCCTCAAACTCTCCGATCGCCGCTATACTAGAAAATTCGTCAGCCCCGGTGTTGGCGATTTTCTCGGTTCTCAGCCTCGTCCTAGCTTTTCTACTGGCACGTGGACTTTCGACGCTAATGTTAAGAGCGGTGGCTATATGTATCGGATTCCTCGTTACTATGACAGATACTTGGCCGACATTGAAAAAATCCAGCGCGCGATTCGGTCTGCTGCTAGCTATGCATGCTATTTCGGTGACCATATGGTCTCTGACTTTCTTCGGCGTCTTGCTCCGAGGTTCATGGTCGATCCGTCATCCTTATCCTTTGCAAAGGGTTCGTTCTCGCGACTGATGACCTACATAAAATACTCTGAATCAAAGAGATACATGGGTCGACCATTTATTGTACGAGATTTCAAACAGGTCATTCCGATTTGGAAACAGGCATTCGGCCTTGAACCCCCGGAAGATGTAATTTTCAATAAATCATTACTTTATGGCTAAACAACCTTACATTTCTCACACCGTGAACGGATATTCGCGGTATGATGTGCCTGAATCTAAGGCATTTACGTGTACGCCCGGTATCCTATATCCGGTCCGAATCGATTTTATTAACGCTCGTGATCGTGTAAAGATTGCGCAAGGTATCGATGTGCGTAGTAACCCACTTTCGGTACCCACGTTCAATCCGTATACGGTTCGTCTTCATCGCTTCTGGGTGCCCCTTCAGCTTTACCATCCGGAGATGCGTGTTAACTCTTCTGAGTTCGATATGAACAATCTGAGTCTTAACTTTTTACGCACTTATGTGAATCATGGAAAAGGTGGTTTCAACGACGGCAAGGCCTTTTCTAATTCATTGACGGCATGGCTCCGGATCTCGCAGCGTAATTCTTTGACGAATCCGGGTTCTGCGCCATCCAAGCTTCTCGATAGTGATCTTGCTGGTACGGCATGGGTGACGGCTGACAGCTATCTTGCCTATTGGGATATAGTGCGTAACTACTATTCGTTCAGTCAGTATCCGCTCTATTCGTACGCATGGCCCATGTCGTGGAAAGTCAACTATCCGTCGACTGGTACGACCTACGATATGACTCCCGCCTCATCTCCTCGATACTTTACGCAGTGCTACGGAGATCTCTCCTATCTCGATTACTATTATGAGTCCCAATTCTATCCCGGCTCCGGCGGCTCGGATAATGGTACCTATAATAGAATGGGTCTTCTGTATCAGATCATCAATTCTGATACAGCCGGCAAGAACAATCCTGCCAATACCGTTATTGTCTATCTGGTGGCTTCGACATCTTTTACGGTTTCCGGTGCAACAGGCAAAGCGCCTTCGGGTCAGACGACTACGTCAACTGTCGATGGCGCCGTGTCCATGGTCGATCTTTTCAACGTGGCTCATCCGATGGCTGTAGTTCCGTCTTCTCCCGATCGTCTGTCCCGTATGCTGCCGCCTACCGTTTCAGGCGATGCGGTATCCGTCGGTCCGGCCTTCACCGTACCCCAGCTCGCTATTGCTAGTAGGCTGCAGGAATACAAAGATCTCCTCGGTGCTGGCGGCTCGCGTTATTCGGACTGGCTGGAAACGTTCTTCGCTTCCCGCATCGATCATGTCGATCGGCCGAAACTCCTCTTCTCGGCTTCGCAGACCGTCAACGCTCAAATTGTCATGTCGACTGTCGCAGGTGGAGGACCTTCGGCTGGTATCTCGTCGTTTCTTGGGCAGCAAGGTGGATCTATTGCTTTTAACACGCAACTTGGTCGTGAGCAGTCCTATTTCTTCCGTGAGCCCGGCTATCTTATCGATATGCTGAGTATTCGTCCGGTTTACTACTGGCAGAATGTTAAGCCGGATTACCTCAGGTATCAGGGTGCCGACTACTTCAATCCGTTATACAATGATATTGGTTATCAGGATGTTCCGATTTCTCGGTTTTCGAATCTACCCGGCACGGCAACTACCACCAGTGCTGATATTTCGATCTATCGCGAACCGTGTTTCAATGAGTTCCGTGCTTCATACGATGAGGCCCTCGGCGATTTCGGCTCGCTCTCGGGCTACCCGGCGATCCTCGGCAAATGGGTGCAGTCTCGGTCGATCATCAGTATTCCCGATTCTAGCTTCGATCGTCCGTTTGAGTCGATCCCGACGCTTTTCGTAGATCTCTTGACTGTCAACTCGCCGTTCCAGTCTGCTACTCAGGATAATTTCTTCGTAAACCTCTCGTACTCAGTTCAAAAGAAGAATCTTGTCAATAAGTCGTTCGCAACTCGACTTGTAAATCGTTAAAACTATGGCACTCAAGAATTTTTCAGAACCCTTGCAGACATACATGTCTCGCGGTCAACGTATTATGTCTGTTCTTAACGGTGAGGGCGTTGTAGACGTCATCCCCGGATCTCCCGATGTCAAATTTGACAGCCAGTCACGGTCCGCAATGGACAGGTTCGATCCGGATATCGACTTCGATCCGAACGCTTATTCACGTATGGACAAGTTCGACGGTCTCGAAGTTGGTCAAGAGTTGGTCGATTCGGCCCTCGATTCTCGTCCGGCCGACAAGCCGTCTTCGCAGAAGACTGGCACCTCTGCCGAAGGCTCCATCGACCAGCCGTAGCACAGTGGAGGCTGGTATAGGCCGGCCGTGAGGCTGATAGGCCGTACAAAAACCGCTGTAAAAAGGAGGATTGGGCTTGCCCTTTCCTCCCCCTATTTCTCTCCGCAGCCGAAGGCTTG